AAATCATGGTCAGCAACAGTGACTATCACAGCCACAGTTACAGGTATAGAAGCACCTAACAAAGATGCAGCCGAAGATATTATCCGAGATAACATTGAACTTAGCCTAACCACAGATGGCGACATCTGGTTAGATGATGTGTCAATGGACTCAGCGTATCCTGAAGCCTAGTGTGATACACTAATCTTGAGTGCCCTGATTTCGGCTATCTCCTTTCTCAGGGCAACTCATAAATAAAGGAGAGCAATGGCACAGTTAGTAATAGAACGAGACAGATACGGCAGACCACTAGTAGTGCCACCAACAGGTGGCAAACCAGTAGCCTATACACGAGCAACAACAATTGCTAACTCATTAGATGATGCATCAGCATTAGTAGCATGGAAAATGCGGATGGCAGCAATAGGTTTAACTACACGGCCAGACATATTGTTATCTATTAGCGCAGCACAAGAAGATAAGATGGCAGTTAACTCTTTGATTGAATCCGCTATGGAAGTAGCAGGTGCAAACAAAGCAGCAAACATAGGCACAGCCATACACTCATTAGCAGAACGATTAGATTTAGGACAAGACTTAGGTGTTGTACCACCACAGTGGATACCAGACATCAAGGCGTATGAAGAAGCAACTAAAATTCTCAACAATAAGTTCATTGAACAGTTCAGTGTGCTAGATAAATACAAGATTGCTGGTACACCAGACAGACTTGTTGAGTATAACGGTGAGTTATTTATTGCTGATATTAAGACAGGTCGAATAGACCATCCTAATAACATAGCAATACAGTTAGCAATTTATGCTAACGGCTTGCCGTACGATGGTGCTACGGCAACCCGTAGTACATGGGGTGATGTAAACAAAGACAAAGCAATCATTATCCATTTACCCGCAGGAACAGGCACGTGCAAGTTAGTGTGGGTAGATATTAAAGAAGGCTATAAAGGTTTACAATTATCTATGAAAGCAAGAAAATGGAGAGACCAAAAAGGTCTTTCTTATACATTCGAACAGGAGAACAAATAGTGTCTCACTCAGAAGCACCAATCAGTATCACAATCAAAACAGCATCAGGTAGTTTAGTAACAGTCCGTGCAGGTAGCGGAGAAGAACTAGACGCAGTGGTTGCAACAGGATTAGCAGCCATCACATCAGCCACAACAGAACTAGAACAAGCAATTCGTGGCACAGTACCAACACCTATGACAGTAGGAGCAATTGCATCAGCATTAGGCGCAAGCATTTCACCAATGGATAATTCAACTGCATCGCTTAGTGGACGCAACTGCCCACATGGACACATGACTGCAATACAAGGTACTGGTAAAGATGGCTCAACATATCGTGGTTACTTTTGTGCTGCTCCTAAAGGTGCATTCGATAAATGCAAGAATGTTTATCTCAAAACAACAGACGCAGCATGGAGTACATTCGTAGCAGAACAGGTTAAGTGAAAACCCTTAGACGCTCTATCAATAAAGCAGAAGTGGGGGGCGAACCATTGCCCCCTGCTTTTCAAGCATTTGAAAGAGCGGGAATCATATTACGCAGAGCAGAGGTAACAGTAATAGCAGGCACCCCAGGTGCAGGCAAGTCATCAATTGCATTAGCAATTGCTGCCAGAACTAAACTACCAACGCTTTATTTCAGTGCAGATACCAATGCACATACTATGGCTATGCGTTTAATAGCAATGGCTGGCAACATGAGTCAACAATCAGCAGAACAATTATTAAAGAAAGACCCAGACAAAGCAAACGAAATACTATTACTAAACAATCATTTGTTCTGGTCATTTGAATCTACACCTACATTAAAAGATTTAGATGAAGAAGTATCTGCATTCGAAACAGTATGGGGCAGAAGTCCTACACTTATAGTTGTAGATAATCTTATGGATATAGCAATGGATGGACACGAAGAGTTCCAAGGTATGCGTGCTGCAATGAAAGAACTTAAGTATCTAGCCAGAGATACCAATGCTGCCGTGTTAGTACTACATCATACTAAAGAAGGATTTGAAGGTTATCCTTGTCAGTCAAGGTCATCTATCCAAGGTTTAGTTAATCAGATACCAGCAATGGTATTAACTATTGGTCAGATGAAACAAGGAGATGACAACTTCTTATGTGTAGCCCCAGTTAAGAATCGTTATGGTAAAGCAGACCAGACAGGTAGTAACTATGTTACTCTCTCATTCAATCCTGAGTCTATGCATCTAGATGATGTTATGATTAGGTATACAACCCAGCAAGAACTACTATGAGTAACGATGAAGTAATACTTATGTTATCTAGAAAAATAAAAACATTTCAACAAGTACTAACAGATGACAGTGTTGCTACAGTTGAATGTAAAGGTTGCAAAAAACAAGTTAAAAATTATGAGTACACTAAAGGAATGATATATGCATTCCATAACATAATGATGGAGTTACAAAATGAGCAATCCAGCCAAGGCTAAGGGCAGTAGAGCCGAGTCAGATGTCGTAAAGTGGCTTAAAATCAATGGTTTTCCCTATGCAGACAGGCGTATAGCAGGTGCTCAGTTAGACAAAGGAGACATCAGTGGTGTCAATGGAGTAACAATAGAAGTTAAAGACCACTATCGTTTAGATTTATCTACATGGGTAAAAGAGTTAGAAATAGAAATAAAGAATGACAAAGCATGGACAGGCACAGTACTACACAAACGCAAAGGTAAAGGAGATGTTGGAGAATGGTATGCAACAATGCCAGCAAAAATATGGATAGAATTAATTAGGAAGATAAATGGACAAGCATGACATTGCTGCCTATCTAAGTTATATAGGCGCCACCCTGCCAGCGGAGGGGCATGGTTGGCGCAAGATGCGTTGTCCTTTTCATGGCGATAAGCATGCATCAGCAGCGTTAAACTTTGAAGATAAAAGATTCAAATGTTTTGGTTGTGAAGTACAAGGTGATGTATACGATTTAATTATATATAAACAAGGAGGTAATTACAGTGAGGCTATCAAATTCGCAGAGAGCATTTCTCTTGCAGGCAACAGAACAATACGCTCAGCACATTCACCTGGCGGAGGAATACCTTTCAAGCCGTCATCTCTCGGTAGAAGAAGTGAAAAAGTTTCATCTGGGGATAGTGAAGGACGCTCTTCCAGGACACGAGAGTTATAAAGGCAGACTAGCAATACCATACATCACACCATCAGGTGTGGTAGATATCAGATTCAGAACTCTTAATAATAATCCAGATGAACCTAAGTATATGGGTATACCTGGGGCTAAAACTACAATGTTTAATGCACAAACAGTACTAACTGCTGGCAATTATATATGTGTAACTGAAGGTGAACTAGATACAATAATTTTAGAGGCTAAGACAACACACTCATCTATTGGCATACCTGGAGTTAACAATTGGAAACCTTATTACAGTAAGATACTAGATGACTTTGAAACAGTAATTGTTTTAGCAGATGGAGACAATGCTGGCTTAGAGTTTGGTAAAAAACTAAGTAGAGAACTACCTAATGTTAATTTAATGCAAATGCCAGAAGGACATGATGTTAACAGCATCATAGTACAAGAAGGAAAGGAGTGGATAGATGAGCGAATCAGAAAATGTTTGGGAAACTGATGAAGAGTTATGGAATTTTATAGGAGAAAACAAAAGGTTAGTTGGTCTACAAATATCTAATGGACAGGGATTAGATATACTTAATGCATTAAGAGATATATATATAACAGTAGATGATGACCCAAAGAGTGCTATGAGAATGCTTTCGTTATTAGCCACAGTTATATACGCAAGTAGCATAGGAGAAGGTCAGCAATTTACTGACGAGATACAAGTAGCAGCAGCAATGGAACAATTCGAATCTAGTATGAAGGAGATGTTAAGTGAAGAACCCAAGTGATGTAGATACAATTCTTAATGAATTAAAAACTATTATCCTTAAAAAACAGGAAGATTATGGTCCGTTAAATATTGCCCTCGCTCCTGGCGGGGCAATGAATGGGCTGCGTGTTAGGATGTATGACAAACTAGCCCGTCTGAATAACATGGCTGATAAGGGCGCCACGCCGAACTATGAGTCTATTGAAGATACCTTTATAGACCTGGCTAACTATGCCATAATAGGACTATTGGTACAAAGAGGACAGTGGGAAGGCATAGAATAAAATATGACAGATGCATGGGTAGATGAATACGAGTTGCTCGTTTCTACTCTTGCGTCTGAATATTATAGAAAGTATCCAGTTACAGAAGCAGAAGATATAAGACAAGTACTATGGGTATGGTTTCTTACACATCCAGTTAAATATACAGAGTGGTCTAAGTTACCACCTAAAGATAAAGAAAGATTAATTGCTAGGTCATTACGCAATGCAGCCCTTAAATATTGTGAGCAAGAGAAAGCCCGTAAGATTGGCTATGACATATCAGATTTATATTACTACGACTCATCAGTGATAGAAGCATTCCTTCCATCTATCATAGGCAATACATATGAGATACCTAGTAAAATCAAAGACCTTAACTTTAAGTTTGGTAAATCAGGTGAGGTAACAGATGGTAACAACTGGTTAGTTTTACGGTCAGATATAGAGAAAGCATTCAACAGACTAGCAGAGGCTAAACAAAATATTTTAAGAATAAAATTTAGTGCAGAGAACTACGAGTGGAGTGACTTAGGTAAAGAACTTGACACTTCTGCTGAAGGTGCACGTAAGAGAGTTGAACGTGCAATATCTTCTTTAGTAAAGATACTAGGTGGATGGCGAACATATAGTGAGCCAGACGTTATAGAAAGTAAAGAAGAAAATGAAGAGCATGAGTGAAGAACCTAAAGAAATAAAAGATTTGTTTAAGAAAGACTATACCAATTCTATGGACCTAAGAGGACATCCAATTGGAGATATCTGTGTATGTGGTTCACAATTGTTTACAGCAATAGTAGCCTTTGAGTATGGTGAAATAGCATTTTACTTTTTAGATGGTGAATGTGTAGACTGTGGTTCACTAGTAACCCTACCTACACCAATAGATAATATCGGAATGGATTGTGACTGATGCCTTACTATGACTTTGAATGTAAAGTATGTACTAAGATTATAGAAACTAATGACCCTACTCCACCACCTTGTGCTTCTTGCGGTAACATGATGCTTCGTGTATGGTCTCCTATACCAACCCACTTTAAGACAGGTGGATTTTATTCTACAGGGGGTTAAAAGTTTTGATTGATTATCCAGTATGGAAAGATATACCATCATGTACTGGTATTGATGTAGAGGTATTCTTCACTGAAGAAAAAGGTAATTATCCCCACCTTAATTATATTAAAAAACTATGCAATACTTGCCCAGTACAAGTCCAATGTTTTGACTATGCAATTGAAAATTTAGTTGAAGGAATTTGGGGTAGTACTACTAAAAAAGAAAGGGATAAGCATAGAAGTAAACGTGGAATAATTGGTAAGACAGTTGTTCCTGCTTCTATATTTAATAGTAATTATGAATAGACTATATTCTTTAACTCCAGAAGAAGAAGCCATTGCAGTTGAGGTTGGTTATCAAAGGCAAAAGCCATACTTTGGTGACCCTACTCGTAACATAAATTATTCAGAAGGAGACCTTTGGGAATTGTGGCAACATGCTGTTGCTGCTGGTAGTGAACTAGCGTTTGCTAGAATGATTGGCAATACAACTTTTGTTCCTCATTTTAATAAATGGAAAAATGAATTAGATATTCCTGGCCTTGGTGAAGTTCGTTATACATTTAATGACCAGCCAAAATTAAGATATACAAATAGAGATAATGATTCTCTTGTATATATATTAATGGCTGATGGTATGCGTCATAAAACTAGACGTGCTGCACCAGATTGGTTAGGAGCACCATATAAAGCAGTTGGCTGGTTATATGGTAGTCAATGTAAAGTAGATACATTTAAGTATAATGAAAAATCTTGGTATGTTCCTGCGGCATATCTCTCATCAATGGATACATTACCTTTGGAGCAATATGTCAAAACTATCTGACTTTGATTTAGACTTATCAATTGGTCATGAAGGCGAAACATTGGTTAATGAACTACTAACTGGTGGCAAAACTATTGAAGTAAAGACAGACCTTAAGTGGAAGAACACTGGTAACTTATATATAGAAACTGTATGCTGGTCACATAATAATGAAGAGTGGTATCCATCAGGATTATCTGCAACTAAAGCAGAGTACTGGGCATTTGTATTAGAAGGAGCAACCTTTATTGTCCCTATAGCAACACTCCGTCATGCTGTTACGTTATGGGGACATCCTATTACCTGTAATATAGAACCTAACCCCAGCAAGGGTTACTTAATTAAACCTGAACTAATACTTCAGGCAATCAGAGAGTTGGCTAGGTAGAGGGGAACTATCTAGAAAACAAAAAAGACCCCCGCTCCAGTAGTGATACTGGGCGGGGGATTCTTTCTTTATTAACTAATTACTTAACACGACCAAACTCTGTGGCTGAGGAATCCAAAGCCTTAAGAAGAGGTCCTGCTACTGCTGCAACTCCTGCTGTTGCTAATGCCTTCAGGTCTGTATTACCAGCAAGGTATAGAGCAAGCACAGCAGCAAATGCTGCACGTGCATAAGAGATTACAATTGCTTTTAGTTTAGTTGTATTCATGTTTTGTCCTTTAAGGGCGAGCAACACCCATTACTAGGGAGTAGGCACGTTTTTTTAGATACACACCATCTCCATTTGACTGGCTACCCTTATTATCCCCAGAGGTATTACCCTCATAGACCATAAGGTATTTCTTACCATCGTTACTAGCACATATACCAACATGGTCAGCCTGTGCATCGTCATCGAACTGGAAGAAAACTATGTCCCCAGCCTGCGCCTTACCAACTGGCACAGTTTTATTATTCTTAATAAACCATTTAAGTCCTGCATCACAAGAAGCAAATCCCTTTTTAGTTTGGGCTGCTACTGTGGCTACTAATCCTGCTTGGTCAAAGCACCAAGACACGAACATTGCACACCAAGGGTTGTTGTTTAATCCATACCACTTGCCATACATACTATCGTTGTTCTTGCCTACTTCTTGATATCCAAGTTGTGACTTTGCTATATCTACTACGTTCATATTGACATCCATCCCTGATATTCAGCCTCTGGATTATCCATCAGCCATTGTTGCCTTAATTTATTCTGGTGTTCCCAATCAATATCATTACTCATCGTTAGAGTTACGCAATGGGTAGGTGATAGCCCAGACTACTAAAGTTAGTATAATTGCATACCCAACTACAGTTTTAGCCGAGCCAGTTAATACGACCCAAGCAATAAACATACCTAATAGGGTCCATAGTTGTTGAACCATATCTCTTAGTATCTTCAAAGTTTTCTCCTTCTATATAACTTAATATTGTCATTTGATGGCACGCTAGTACCACCACTAGTAGGTGTTGCTGTTCTAGCAGCAGATGCTGCGCCTACTGCATTGATAGCAGCCTGACCAGCAATAACGGATGCAATGATTGTATTCTCTGATGCTGTTCTTTCTTCTTCAGACATATCAGCACCAATGTTTGAAAGAGCAGTAAGTACCTCTGCTGGATTCTCAAAAATTGCAGAGATTAACTCTGCTGGATTCTCTAATAACTGTAGGGCTACTACTGTGCCAGCCTCAAGCACTACACCATTGTCTAGTTGGACAGGTGTATCAGCAGGTAGGTCAGCAAGGGTAATGCCAGCCTCTTCCATATCCTCTGTAGTAATAGCCTCACCGTTAGCCTCAGCAATTATGTCTGCTACTGCCTCTTCAATGGTAATTGGTTCTTCATCTATTACAACTTCTTCTATAGGTAAATCTTCTATTACTTCAATAATTTCTTCAGGTATATCTGGAAGGTCTTCTATCACAGGTGTATCTTCAATGACTTCCACTGGGGGTTGTTCTTCTGGTATAATCTCTTCAACAACAATAATTTCTTGGGGGATATCAAATGGAGGCATTATTAGAATTGGCCCAGTTTCTGGCAGCGGTGGCTGAACTGGAGATGTGGGTTCTGGAATATTGGTTGGGACTGTGGATGTATCTACCGTTGCAGTAGTTCCATCAACTGTTGAAGTGTTAGTATCAACCACAACAGTAGAGGTATCTCTAGGTGGTATCAAGTTGCTACTTAAAGTATAAGTACCTATTGGTCTTTGACCAGCAACTACATAGTCATAAGATGTAGCACGGATTGTATAGGTATCAGCAGTTAATGTTCCACTAATTGCAGATGCAAAATAATTATTTAAAGAATGGTTACTATCATCATCACCCCTAATAGGGTTGGCAGTAGTGCTATCAGCAACGCCACGATATAACCATAGCCAAGAATCTACCCAAGCCACACGCTCTACTGTTTGTGAATCAACCACTTCGGTTCGTGGTCCAGTAGTTGTGGTAATTGTATAGGCTGTTGTTGTATCTACTTGAACCACTACATCTACATAAACAGTTGTAGCATCAAGATTAATTATTATATCTTCTGCACTTGCTGGGATTGGTATAAAGAGTAGGCTAATCCCTATTACTAAGGAGTAAATAAATTTGGTCAACGCGGGTTTCCAATCGTGTAAGGCGTCCCTCTAGATTATGTCCCCCGTTGCCATCAGGCTTAAGTTCTGATAGATAATGTTTGACTAGCCATCTCACCATTAAACCAAATGAACCAATCAAAGTGCTTATTGCTACTGCCAATGCAGCCCAATCTTGCGCTGTCATTATACGGTCCTAATCATAATTTCTATGATTCCTCCAAAACCATCAAATCTTCTATCAGGTGGTGTCATGCGAGTAAATGATATTTCTTCTATCACTGCTTGTTGTGATTCTGATGTAGTTAAATCTTGCCATGTAAGAACATCGCCAGTTTTTTCTAATTCTTCTAATGCTTTAATACGGTCAGATGCTCTACCTTCATAACCAACTATAGTGTTATATCTATCTGTTTCAATATCATAACAATAAACAGGAAACTTTAAAAGTCTTTGTCTAGGTGTAGCAATGGTTGCCTTTGCTTGATATCCTTTAAAGGTAGGACCAGTTGTAGTAGTAGTACTATCACGGTTTATTGTAAATTTGTATGCCAAAAATTCTTGTGCTTTAGTTGGTTGAGAAGTAGTAACCTCTACAGGTTCAACGCCTGTATCATATGTAATGTGGTCATACTCTGTATCAGTTCCAGCATTGTCAGTAGCCACACTAGATAGGGTCATAGACCCAGCAGTAAATAAACCACGAGCAATAAGACGTTTATAGTTCTTAGGTTCTAGAGTTCCATAACGAATTTTGCCTGTCTTAAGGTAGCCACTAGTTGCTAAAACTGTGGCTGACTGTATAGCAATACCATTGCTACCTGATGTAGTAAAGGCTATCTGGTTTGAATTACCAACAAAATCTACAGTAGTAGCGTATCCAGTTACTCCATCAAGATATGCATCAGTAGCATAAGCAAACCGTAATGGTTCAAGTTCATTACTTAAATCTATCCTGTATAGCCCCGCATATGTTCCCACTGAGCCAGTTGTATAAACAAATCTATCTCTAAATGCAAAGTCTAAGCCTGTGTTTTCTGCTTCAATTATAAGTGGACCATACTTTAAATCACCATTAGCATCTACTTCAGCAGCACGTACTCCTTTATTTGTGCCCAGCATTAAGTAACCTAGATAATATTCAATCTTATTTACTACTTCACCAATAGGTAATTGTGCTGCAATAATACCTGAAGTAAGAGTAGGCATACTACCAGTAGTAGTAGATAGAGTAAATTTATATATTGCTGAGTTACCACCTGCGTAGCCAGAAGCATAGATAGCAGTACCTGATTCTGATATAGATGTCCATGTCCAGCCAGCATTAGGATGGGTGTATAAAGCAGTAGGTAGTGAATGAGATGTACCTTTAGCATTAGTTAATTCATAAACAGATGCACCAATGCATGCTACAAGACGTTGTTTAACCCAAGCCAATACTACTTTTTCACTACCAGTATTGTAATACTCTGAGTATCCAGCCGTAGGTGTACTGATAGGACCTGTGTATATATGGTCATTGTCTGCAATAAATAGGTTAGTTCCATCCGTTGCAATAGCAAGGGTGGTTGTATCTAAACCAGCAGTAACTGCATGTGTATAAGTAACAGCAGTACCATCAGCAGTATAGTTTTTAATAGTTGTATTTGCTGGAGTCCAACCAAGTATCTTGTCAGTTCCTGCATCTACTATAGATATAGTTTTATATATACCAGTAGTAACACCAGACATATTGGCTGTTTCTTTAAGTAGGGTTACTTCACCTCTAGTAAAAACATCTACATTCCTTGAATCAGCAAACCTATAATGACCAGTGTCATCATTATTCTGTGGGTCATAGAACTTAATACCAGTACCAGAATGGAAAGACATCTGACTTCTAATCCACCAACCAGTAAGTGATTGCTCACCTGGTTCTGTTTGGTTATCAAACTGTTCTTTCTTAAATGGTGCAGTCTGTCTAATATAAGGACGTTGGTCATTAACTGCATAGATAAATGGAATACCACCAAGGGCTACATCATAGGCTACATCTGTGTTAGTCCAGATTTTACTGTCTGCTGTAATACCAAGGTCAACAGCAATGGCATAGCCAACGCTAGCAGTTGAACTACCTCGTCCTTCGGTTATATCACGACTGACCACAGTGCTCCTTTAAATAGTTACGAGTATTACAGTGCAGCAATTTCGTCAGCAGACAAACCTAGTGCTGCTAACTTAGCCTCTGCTGATGCTTTGGCTGCAGCCTTGGCTTCTGCTGCTGCATCTTCTTCTGCTTTACGAGCAGCGTATGCTGCTGCGTCTGCTTCTCTTTGAGCAACTTCTGCATCGGTAAGTTCTACCTCAGTAGATATTCCTGTGGAACAATCCACGATTAGTTTAGTTGGGTTTGGCATTGTTTCTCCTTAGTTGGTTATTATGGTTTTAAAATTCCGTATAAACGGAAGGTTGAGTATTGGACAAAATTAGCACCACCATCAATCATTAATTTAATAGAGGTGATGGCTGCTTGTACGGCTGGATTCCATAACCCTGCGCTTAGTGTTTGGAATGAAGCCGTTGCGTTATTTTCTGTAACGCCATTTATTGATACAGATTTAGCATTACTAGAAGTGTAATTAGGTATGTAGATTTCACCATTACCAAAAGTGCTTGCTGTATATGATGATTGAGCCACCATATTATTAATTAATATTGTTGATGTAGCCACACTACTGGCGGTTGAACTGCCTGTTCCATACAATCGCTGAGTTGTATAAACACTAGATGTACTGCCATTAAACTGAATTGCTAAGTCTGTACCGCCGCTATCACCTCTGCTAGATACCTTAACTAATAAATCAGTATAAGTTGCAGGTATAGAAGTAAACTCCACGTTTGCAGTACTGCTACCTAAAGTCTTAGCCTCAATTAAAGTCATTGTATTTGGCATACTCTAGGCCTCCGTAATTCCGTAGAGTGTAAAAGTTGAGCCTGCTTTGTAATTGCCTGCCTGTGTAGTTAAATTAACGGCAGTAATAGCGGCTGTATTATTTCTCATTCCTACAACCGCCATAACTGAATTGCTAGTATCGTTCCATCTAATTAAACAAGTTTTATTGGTAGTAGAGTTGGCATAATTTTGGATACTCATAACTACATTTTGTTGAATGTTTGCTAAATCGCCGCCACCACCAAAAAATATATTCCCATAACCAGTTAATCTAAATGAACCAGCAGTAGTTGAACTTCCATACATTGAAGTTTGACTAACGCTTCCAGTAGAACTATTAAAATAAACACCAGGATTCGTACCATTTGCACTAACTTGAAAATTTGCTATTAACACTAAATCTGTATAAGTGCTAGATATGCTAGTAAAATCAACCGAGTTAGTAGCACTACCTAAAGTAGTTGTTGCTATCGGAGTATATGTATTTCCTGCTGCCATTATATCTCCTTAACCTTTGATTCCGTATAGGGCGAATTTAGAGTACTGGGCAAATGAGTTAGGAGATGGTGATAATTTTATTGAAGTTATTGCACCTGTATTCATCCATAATCCCGAATCAAACATTATATATCCTGAACCATTAGCATCATATCCACCAAGACTTCTAACAGTTTTGTATTTATTTGTATTTGTGTAATCAAGAATATCTATAACACCTGCGCCATAAATATTGCTATTAGATGGCAAACCACCCCAATACTGTAAATAAAGTGGTTGCGTTCCTGTTTTTGCTGTTGCCGCAACCGCACTTCCTGAGCCATATAATTCGTGGAAAAAATAATTAGCATTAGTTGTATCTGAATTAAATTGAACTGTTAAAGAAGTTGCACCTGCTGGTGTATTTCCAATAAATCTAATTTGTAAATCAGTATAACCGCTAGGTATAGAACTAAAAGTAACATCATTTGCCCCGCCAGAACCAACTGTTACAGTGGCTATTGAGTCATATGCTGGTGGCACATAGTATGGATTACCCGCAAGGAAACTGTCATACTTGGTTAGGTTAGTAAATGATGAACCTGAACTTAGTTTAGTTATAGCCATATGTTCCTAACTGTTCTTGATTCCGTATAGGTAAAAGGTTGAACCTGACCTTAAATTGCTACCTTGATAATTACTTAAAGTTATTGTAGTAATTGCTGCGCTATTAGCCCACTGTCCGCCAAGTAGTACTACGTTAGTATCTGTAGCATTATTTTCTGAAGTACTATCAATAGATACAGATTTATTATATGAACTTGTGTAGTTTGGTATGTATACACTTTGATTTGAAAATGTATTAGCAGTTGCACTATTAGCAGGTGAATACCAATAGCCAAACTGGTCTAATGCAGTGCTGTATAAACCACTAGCACTATTACCATCACCGTACAACATTATATTTGTATAGTTACTTGAGTCAGAATTAAATCTTAAACCCATATTTACAGAAATGCCTGCTCTATTAATTCTTGCAGATACTAAAAGTTGCAAGTCTGTATAGGTTTGAGGTATTGAAGTAAATGACACACTTGCAGTATCACTGCCTAAAGTCCGAGCCTCTATTAACTGATATGTAGTTGCCATTATTCCTTTCTAAGCCGCTAAAATTCCATAAAGCGTAAAGACTGAACCTGAAACAAAATCATCAACAGTCATTCCTATTGCAATAGAAGTAATAGCGTTTGTATTTTTCCATAAACCTACACTAGCACGAGAGTTAATTGGAGTTGCACTTCTAGTTAAAACTGTTTTATAATTTGTTGTGTTTGCATAATTTAAAAAATTAACAGTAACAATTCCTCTTTGTGTTTGAGCAATAGTTGCATAAGGGTCAAGAAAACTACTATTATTACTACTACTTGTAACAGCAGCGTTGGTAGTATCTCCACCTATATATCTTGAACAATAATTTCCTCCACTATCATTATTTAATACTATTGTCATTCCTCTATATCCAGCATTATTTAATGCATTTACTACTAAGACTAAATCTGTATAACCACTAAATGAATTAAATGTAACTGTCGTTTGAGTACTACTTAAAGTAGTTGTTGCTATCGGTGTATATGTTGAACCTGCGGCCATTATTATACTCCCTTAATTCCGTATAAAGCAAAACTGCTATATTGATTTATGTTTCCACTTCCTGCAAATAGAGAAATAGAAGTAATTGCTGAAGTATCTATCCATAAGGCAGAACCAAAAAATATACTGCCACTACCGCCATTATCTGCGCCAAATAATGCTTTAGTAACTTTATTTCTTGATGTATTGTTATAATCTAAAATATCCACAATGCTACCACCAGCAACATTTGTTGCTCCACCTGACCTGCCACACCAAAGACTAGTTACTGATGTGCTTGTTTGAGAAGTAGAACTAGAACCATCTCCCCTTAAGATATGATAAGAAGCATAATTTGAACTTGACCCATTAAATGTTGCAAAAATATTTTGGTCTGATGAAGCACTTATACAATTTATTCTAATTTGAAGATGGGCAAAATTAGTTGGGATTGTATTAAAATCGACAGAAGATTGACCGCCTGAACCTACTGTTACTGTTGCAATAGATTCATAAGATGTTGGAACAAACTTAGGATTTCCCGCAAGCAAAGACCTACTCTTAGGAAAGCCCTGAAGTATAGATGAGGTTGATATGCGGGAGGTGGCCATTAGTTATGCAATCTCGCTTCCAAAAGCAGTAAATGAAAGTGTAGCAGTTGAAGCATAAACAGTTATAATATCTGTTGTAGCCATTGTAATACCTAGTGTTAATGCTGTTGAATCAGATGCTCCGACTGTTACATCATAAGCAAGATACATAGCAGCAGTTTGAGTTGCACCTGCTGGACGTACTGATAAACGGAATGTAGCAGCAGTTGCTGTTTGATTACAAACCACAATGCTTGATACTACTGTTGATGTTGAAGAAGGTACTGTATATAGAGTTGTTGCTGTTGTTGCGCTTGGGTTACTTTGACCAAGCACCTTATATGTTGTTGCCATTTATTTCTCCTTAGTGTTTGGTTAAGCACCCATCAGCATAAATACTGTTGGGGTAGGGTCTGTTGTAATAGTTGCCCAAGATGCGGCAGTACCATTAGTTGTTAAATATTTACCAGAGTTACCTGTTTGAGATGGTAGAGCATTAACCGCTCCCCAAGATGAGGTAGTTCCATCTGTAGTCAGATACTTGCCTGAGTTACCAGATTGACTAGGTACTACATATGCAGTTGAGTCTGTAGCAACCAAAGTTTTACTTGATGGAATTGTAGTTCCATTGATAGATGTAGCAGTAGCCACACCAAGCACTGGAGTAACAAGTGTTGGGCTAGTATCTACTACAAATTTAGTTCCAGTACCAGTCTGAGATGCAATAGAAGTTGCAGCACCAACAGATGTAATAGGACCAGTCAGATTGCTAGGTGCAACTGTTACTGTATCTATATAACCCTTTGTAGCAGCATCAGTTGAAGCAGTAGGAGTTCCAAGACCTGTAATTTTATTAGTACCCATAGCAAGAGCGCCAGACATTGTAGAACCAGTCTTAAGAACTACTGTATCTGAGAATGAAGCATTTCCAGCAATAGCATCAGAAATTTCTTTAAGAGTATCAAGGGTAGTTGGAGCACCACCAACAAGGTTGTTTATTGCAGTTCCTACGAATGCTGTGCTTGCAATCTGAGTAGTACTTGTTCCAGCAGTAGCAGTAGGTGCTGTTGGAGTACCAGTAAAGGCTGGGCTTGCTAATACAGCGTATGTAGTTGCTGCTGTAGCAGTAGCCAATTTAGAATCTAATTGAGTTTGGATAGAGGAAGTAACTCCATCTACATACCCAAGTTCAGTTGCGGATACTGTTGATGATGGAGCAATCTTTGTCCAAGCAATAGCAGCAGATGCATTAATATCTGCATCTACAATGCTGTTTGTAAGGTTAGTCTTACCATAAGCAATCTGAGCAGATGTATTAATATCAGCATTAACAATAGTTCCATCAAGAATCATTGTGCTAGTTACACTGCCAGTATCACTTGTTTTAACAAGAGTAGCACTTGTAGGAATAGTTGTACCGTTAATAGATGTTGCTGTTGCTACACCCAATACTGGGGTTACAAGAGTTGGACTAGTGGCAAGTACTACTGAGCCAGTTCCAGTCTCATCTGTAAGGGCGGCAGCAAGGTTTGCACTAGATGGAGTTCCAAGGAATGTGGCTACGCCAGTTCCAAGTGCAGTAATACCAGTACCACCATTGGCTACTGGAAGAGTTCCAGTTACACCTGTAGTTAAAGGTAAACCAGTTGCATTTGTAAGTACACCAGATGCTGGAGTTCCAAGTGCTGGGGTAGTTAATGTTGGGCTAGTTAAAGTTTTATTAGTAAGAGTCTGTGTGTTAGTTGTACCAACTACAGCACCAGTTGCACCGTGTCCTGTGGTTGCTTCAATGTGGTCATTAGTCTCTTGTAAGTCACGACCAATAACCATATGGCGAATTACTGCGCCAGCAGAGTGGGCTACAGCAGTTGAGCCATCACGCTCACGAGTAATATTAAGGGTATTGCCAGATGAGTAATTACTTACATCTACAATTTCTTCAAGGGCTGTATCTGGGTCAATAACAACTGTATAGGTTTGACCTGATGCAGGTGTCTTACCACCCATAAGGGCTGAACCTGAACCAACAGTCATTGTTATATCAGTTGATGATATACCCGCAGATAGTGTGGTCTGTTGGGCACGGGATGAGTATTTTCTAGTTGTCATTTATGTTCCTATTTAGAGGGAGTAGTGGACACGGATAGGATATTTGTCTTGTTGTTTCTTTATTTCTTCTGCTAGTCGTTGACTATATAAAGCATAAACATTCTTAGTAAGAGATTGAGATGAACCGTATGGACGTTTGCTATCTGTTTCATCAGCCTGTGGGCTAACCATCGCAGCACGGGCTGGGTCAAGGTTAGTAAGCAAACGATAGGTTGCGCCAAGGATTACTATGTCTTTACAAGAATCTGGCAATCCAGTTTGTTGGTCAAAATATTGGGCATTATCTGTAAATACATCAGGGTCAGTAGAATAAACAACTTGAATAGTACGACCAGATGGAACACGGTCATAAATTGATATAGTCTGACCACTGCTAAATGCAGTGGTATTAGCATTGTTATCTAATCGCCAAGAACGGATAGGAACCCATTCCTTGCTAGCACCAATTGATTGATAAGCAACGGCTAAAACATTACGGATGTTTAATGAGTTACCAGTAGCAGGTAATCTAAAGGCTGCAACTGCAGCATTAGAAGTAATAGTAGTTGTAGCAGCAGCAAAAATACTAGCGCCTAAAGCATTGATAGTATCGTTGATTGCTCTCTTAATTGTAAATCGTGGGAAAGTAGGAGCAATAGTTACTTTAGCCTCAGCAGCATGGGCTGCAAGAGTAGTACCTAGATATGCTCGACCATAGGGAGCAACGGTTGCAGTATTACCAACACGGTCATAGTTGTCTACCCAAATTAATTCTTCGTCAATTTCAACAATACCTTTACCTACGTTATCTGTTGAGCCAAGGCTAAGAGTTATTGGAGAAGCAACGCTTGAAGCGGTTGCAGCAATTGAACTTTTAAGATAAGTAGAACGGTCTTGAGTTAATGTGTATCCAGATAAATTCATAGATACTTCATTAATCATATCTGTTAATGTTGTTGCCATTACATGTTCACCTTTCTAAGGGCGGCTGCAGCGCCTAGTCCTACAGTTCCTGCAATAGCATTACAAGCACCTTGAAGGTCTTGCCATTTATCAATAGTTAAACCAGCATAGATATTACAAGCACCAGTAGCAGCAAGACCTGTAGTACCAGCCAACTTATTGGCTGCACCTTCATCATCTAACCAT